CTATACCTCTTTCAACATCTCCTTTAGAGAATCCATCTGTTATACCAAGTATAGAAAGAACTGATGTCTGTTTTATACTACCTCCTGCTTCAAGTTTACCTATTTGAGCAAATACAGATGGTATAGTAGAAAGAACAGCAGTCATATTAGATTGCAGAGTTTGGATAACTGTTGGAGAAAGATTCATATCTTTCCATGCTCTTATACCTTTTGCAAGTAACCACATAGATCCTGCCATTCCTACAAGAGCAGTAAGTTTTCCTGGGAGAAGTACAGCATCTTTAATTCCAAGATCAGAGAATGCCCCAGATACTCCATTTACCATACTTTTAAGAAGATAGCCTATGTTATCCATTGCCATTGGATCTGTATCTGCCACAGAGACAATACTTTCTATTCCTTTTCCAATTACCCAAAGACTGGCACCAATAAGTCCAAAAGCAAGTGCACCAGACATAATAAGTGGAGAAGCATATCCAGCCAGGGCGAACACAGCTCCAACTCCAAATAGGAAGAGTGGGAACTGCCAAAGGAAATCAGTTGGAACATCTGCCCATTTTTCATTAAGGTATCCAAGTGTAAATCCAAAGACAAGGAGTGAGAGTGACATAAGTCCAACAGAAAGTGATCCCTGTAAAATTTGCGAAGAGACAAGACCTGCCAGGGCGAAAATCGCTCCAAAAGTAATAAGTGCAAGTCCTACTCCAAGAAGTCCAGATGCTGTACCCTCTGGCATAGCCTGTATAATTGCAGAACTTAGAACAAGTGAAGCAGAGAAGACAAGTAAGGAGAGTCCCATTACAGCAACAGCAAATGATCCCTGCTTAATTTGAGGAGCAAGAAGTCCTACACCTGCAAAAGCCAGTCCAGAAAGTACCATCATAGAAAGTCCAACTGCTACACCTGAGGCACTCTCTACTATCATTTCTCCTACAAGTGAAAGAATAGCCATACTGCCACCAAAAATAAGCATGGAAAGACTGATCTGTTTAACTACAGAAGCACCTCTTTCTATACTGTTCTCTGGAAGCATTCCAATAAGTGACATAGCACCTGCTGAAAGTAAGAGAAGTCCAAATCCTGTAATAATAGCAGTAGGTGTAACAGGAACATACTCTGAAGCCACAGAAAGTAGCATAAATGTTCCTGTAAGATAAAGAAGTCCAATAGAAAGATCTTTCATAGACTCCTGCATTCCCTGGAACTTTGAATGGTTCTCTATCGATGTAATTGCCATAAGTGAAAGAAGTGGAAGAACTACAGTAGTAGCCATAAGGAGTCCAGGGACAGAAGTTATCATAAGTGGAGCAAGAAGTGTAAGTGTAGCACCAACTTTGAAAAGAGATGAAGTTATAGAACTTACATCTGTAAGGAGTTTTTCTGTCCCTGAGAGATCTTTACTTATATTAGGAAGTGAAGAAAGACTCTTGATTATACTTTCTGCAATAGGTAGAGCAAGTCTACTTGTCATAAGTAGAGGAGTAGCAAGTGTAAGTTTAAATCCAAATCCAAGAAGTGCAGATGATATAGAAGACATAGTTGAAGATACAGAATCTATCTTTGTAATATCTACATCTTTAATTACATCTGTAAGTTTGGAAAGTGTATCGGTTATATTTCCAATTGCAGAAGCATTAGTATCTTTAACCTTGCTCATTGCAGTAAGCATACCTGCTACACTGTCATATGTGGCAGGGTCAAGAGATTCTATTCCATTCTTTTTAGAATTTTTAGCCTTAGAATTTGCACCTATTGTTGAAGAATCTACAGTTTGTGTAGGAGAACTTGATTTACTCTTCTGTTGAAGCATTATAAGTTCTATTCTTCCAATAGAGTCATTTATATCGAGGAGCAATTTTTCTGTCATTATGAAAAATTTTCTGATATGTACTCTTTTAAAAAATGTTACCGAAAGGACAAGGCTTTCGGTAACTAGGGCTAGATTTGAGTGGCAAGGACTCTAGTCTATAATTTCTAAATAAGTGTTTAAGAAAAAAGTTAAAACCAGATAAAATGATAAAGAAATCACTTATCTTTTATTTATCAAGATAACTCTGTATATTCTTGAGTTTACGGATATCTTCCTCAGTAGGACTTGAGTAAAGAAGAATAGTATCCTTTGTATCTGCTTCTATTTTTTGAGCATACAAGTCCTTAGCCTCTTTTGAAATGGAAGAAAGTGGGTCTTTCTTGTCTTCCTTAGAGGTGTTACCTTTTGTATAAACCCAAGATGGAAGTCTACCTGTATAACTTCTTGAAAGAACAGAATGAATAACTTTTGTACCTATGTTATAAGGAACTTGTGAAAGTTGTGAGGCTTCCACAGGATATCTTATAGAGAAAAATTTAAGAAGCATAAAATAATGTTTCTTTTTAATAGAATCTTCTACTTTTGAAAATTTTTCCTTATCAAATATTATATTTCTATATTCAAAGAGATCCATAAACTTAAAACTTTTTAAAATATTAAACATCTTTATAATAGACATTTCCAGTAGAATATTCTCCTATAAGAGCTGTAAGTATAGATGTATAACTTTTATTCTTTGCACTTGATGAAAGTACCTGCTTTATAGTATTTAGGATTGTAGTCTTTATATGAAGTGGATAAACAGATGGACTTAAGTAACAGGCTTTTATATTTCTTTCAAGTCCTTGATTAATCTCCGAAAGTACCTCCATATCAGATGGGTCATCTTTTGTACTTACAGTTTCTACCATACTCTTTGCAAGTGATATTCTATCTACATGGTTTTCTACAATCTTTGAAAGAGATAAAAATTTTCTCTTCTCTTCAAGTAATTGTTCTACTCTCTTCTCTGTAAATCCAAATGTACTCTTTCCACTTTTAGTAGTATAAATATAAGCACTTGGTACATTGTCTGATTTATCCCCAGATAAGATTTTTATAAAAGAAATTTTCTCTGGATCTATAACAGTGTGAGCCATAGAGAAAACAGATAGATTTCCAATTTTATCAAGTGAGAAAATATCGACTGCTGTCTCTGGTATAGGTTTTGGAATATAATGCATCTGATCGAACTGATTATACATTACCACATATTTTGAGAAGTCATCTTCTGCTCTAAGTAGTTGGAAAAGGTCTTTATCCCCAGAAAGGATAAGAGAAGATATTCCCTGTTTATAAAGTAGATGAGAAAGACAGCAACACCAATCATCTCCCTCTATGGTAGAGGCTTTAAGAACTGGTATCCCAGAGTTTTTAAGAACATTTAAAATATCTGAGAAGACATACATGGCACTCTCCATATCAACTTTTGAATGTCTATCTGATCTATTTGCTTTATAATTTTCATTTCCCTCTATGGTAGTTCTCCAACTTGTTCCACCATCTGCACAGAAAATTAGACCTTTAAGATCTGGATATTGTATAATAGTAGAGAGGATAGATGAGAGAATATCTCTTTTGAGTTCTTGTTTGTCCATATCATTTACAGGATATGCAGAACCAGTAGTCTTGGCAAAGAGTATCCTGTAAAAGATATAGTTAAAATCTACAAGTATGTACATATTTTTATTATTTTTAAAGAACAATCATGTCCCTAAGATGTCTGCCTGTTCCCAGGAATTTAAGTTCTACATTCTCAAAAGGTTCAACAGTAGGTATAATATACTCTGCTATAAAATCTTTAACTTTTGGAGATACACCAGGGAGATCTTTAAGTTTTTCATTATTTATACCCTCCATAGTACCATCTATCCAATTTACAAAGTTAAGAGAAATGTAGATTTTGTGAGGAGTTTGATTATATCTGATACATTGAGAAAGTCCAAGTTTAGAGAAAGTAAAAACTCTTCTTGGTAGTTTTGTAAGACTGGTCATTATGGCATCAGTAGGAATCGAAGTACCTGCCTCCCTTTCTACCTGTTCCCAAGTAATCTCCTCTTGATCTGAGTATCCACCTCCAGAATTTGATTCTATTTCTTGGTATGGGAATTTTTCACTTTTCACTTCTTCAAAGTACAGGTGTTCTCCTTTATGTAGGTAAACAGTAAATGTACCATCTTCATTTTCTTTTATATGATCAACAAGTCTATGTTCTTTGAAGTATTCAACTTCTTCTGAGGATACTTGAATTTCATTTTTTGAAAGAACATATTTCTTAGAATTTATTCTTATATTATGTGCACGGCAATTTATAATTACATTTCCGAGTACAGTTACAGGAAGCATACAATCATTAAGTGCAGATACCACAGTTACATTTCTACTGGTTGTATAAGGATAAAACTCTGGAAGTCCAAGTGAAAGTTGGAAGCCTTGTGCTACTGTAAGAAGTCCACTTTGACCCTTAGATAATCTCTGAAGGATTTCTTCTGTTGTATCACATATCATACTTGAAAGTTCTGGAACATCTCTTGCAAGTAAAATATTTCCTCTTCTCATTATCTTTCTTCCAAGTGTAGCTCCAGCCCCTGAGGCTGTTGTCCCAGATGAAATAACAGAATGCTTACTTGTGTCAATTTCTTCACCATCAAAACCTGCAAGTCCTTTTTCATAATTTTTATCAAGTGTAGTTGTTATACCTGCAAGTGGAGAAATACCTATCTTCTCTCTTGGTATACCAGAGTCCTCTATTTCTTTAAGTAAAGATTCAAGATTTATGACAGCACCCTGAGTGATATACATTTTCTCAAATTCCTGATGTCTGTGTGCATTAGAATTTAAGTTTTTATAACAATAAGTGAAAGGTGTACCATCTACTTTCTCTCCATCTACAATATGTGATGCTTGGTGCATGAAAGTATTGACAACAAAATCAATGTTTGAAGAGTTTGCAGATATAAATTCTTCAAGTTTTCCTTTCCCAGAACTACCTGCTGACTGGTCAAGAAGTACAGTAATTTTACCTGGAATG